GACCTTTGTAAGGTTCAACCCCTTGATAAAAGTACCAACCCCTTTAGCAGCCCCAACAAACTTCGAAGCAAGTCCACCCGTCAGCCTGTCCAACCCACCGACAACCGTTTGACCTGTTGTCCCCAAGTCTTTGACGGCATTCTCAGACGCTTCGATTGAGCGGTCGAGGTTGCTTGTGTCTGCGGAGACCTTTAAGATAACTTCTTCTTCACGAGCCATATGATAGTAATTATCGGGATGAGTGCGATACTAGCGGAGATGAGAACGTCCAACGCCTTGAACCAAAACGGGACTTTTACCTTCTCGCCTTTGTTCTGGAGTAATTGGATCGCTTCTCCTATATAACGATGATTGTCAAGATTCCTCATTGTGGTTGTGTTGTCCAACAAAACGATGTCAGGTTGTCATAAGAATAGCCGTAACGTTCGCAGCAAACTTGGCTGACTTGATCGACTACCGTTCCGCTGGTATTGGTAAAGCGAACTCGTCCGTCTTTGTTGAATTCATGCGGTAAGAATGAACAGTCGCGAATGTCTCCCAAGACCTTGAGCATCTCCACCTTCACGAGGTCATCGCTTGTCGCATCATACGAGACCGATAGAATCCTCCAATAAGTGTCTTTGATATAAACCTTGTCCGAGAACTCGAACGTCGCTAATTCGGATCGCGTGAGACGAAAGAACGCGGTGAGCTTGCGAGCATCCGAAGAATACAACTCATTGACGAACGGTCTCCAGTATTTATAATATAGATTGTTCAGCGGTGTTCCTGTCACATGATAGAATGGTCGTTCCGTTCCATAAAGCAAAGAATCATCGTCGACCTCTAAAGCGTTCGGAGATTCGCTGTAACACGTAAAGGTGGGGAATTGTGTTTGAATCCCTGCGTTTCCAAAATTCCAATATGCGGAATCCACTAACCCATTCCAAAAAGCAAGCCTCGGTTTTGGGTTCTTTAAAGTCTTTTCTTCGTTGTCGGTGTTGAGCAACATTCGGTGAACTATCCATCCCGTTTCGGGAATTAAAGAAGCCACGAATGGAGCAAAGGGAGCTTTGATTTCTTTAGTTCCTGTAGCGAAGTCATTCATTGGGTCATCAACTCGATAACGTCCGTAAGTTCGATCGGCATTGCTTTGAACGATGTCATTGATTAAATCCTTTCCGGGGCTATAAGTCCAATCGTACCGCCTCGCTTGCAGGTCGGTTGTTGGTGCGATGGTGATGTCTTTTGAGAGGTCAATCTTGTTCGTCCAATCCTTCGAAGCTCCACTTGCCATGTAATCGTTAAACGGCTCAATTGAGAGATGCTTCGGGTTGTTGCGGTCGGGAATGAATACAAGGTTGAACATCTTTTGAAGCCCAGACACAAATTCAATTTGTTTCATCTCCGGCATATTCTCAGAAGCTATGACTTCACCCTCCGCAAACTCAACATTGAAAAGTTCAAAACTACAAGTCGGGAGTGTAAGCAAACCAGCACCGAGAAGGGTTGCGGTATCTGATGAGGTATGAAATTTATATCGTACATCAACCGTATCCGTGGCATCAAGAAAAACACTAAAGACAGAAGTAACTCCAAATCCGGGGTCGAATGTGGATAGAGACGCATCCACGATGGTTTGTTGCTCCACTCCGTTTACAAAAAAAGCGAGCATGAGCGTATGGTTTGTAGACGCTGCCAACAAACTAAACTGCGCTTGAAACTTATATAAGCCATCATTCGGAGCAGTAAACACTCCAGAAGCAACGTGATTTGAAGGGTCGAAGAAATTACCAGAGTCAACAAACGGAATCACTGTAAATACGTTTCCCGTTATAGCTAGATTTGTTGACAGCCCAACGTGGAAAAGTTGATTCTCTGTAAATTCATCAACGACCGTTGTTTGTCCTCCGGGATTGCCCAAGAGGTAGAGGTCATCAATACTTTCAAAACCCGTTTGAGCGTCGAAGAAATTAGAATCGTAGGTGTAACCCGCCTCGGTCATTATCGTATCAAATACTTTTGAAACGCGATAAAACGGGGTTACATCCGACCTCAATAGAGCAGGACTGACAAAGGTTGAAGTACCTGACCAATTTTGACCGCGATCAACTACACCATATCGAACGTGTCCGCTTTGTAAAGTACCCGCCCAACTATTTAGAATATTCGTGTCGGTCAATGCGTGGTCGAGGTTATAATCCAAGTCGGATAGCATCGCGTCCCCGATATCCCGTGAGAGGTTAGCCGTCTCACCGAATACCGCAATTTCGACGTCTGCATATCTGCCCTTTTGAACGTATACCGCTTTTACCTGGGCAAAGCCCCGCATGACAGGGATCGTGTTGTAAGTGAGTTCCGCATCGACCTTGACCTTTGGATCCCATGTCGTAATGAGACCGAACTCATTCACCGCCCCGAAATAATCTTGATTCTTCTTGGTGAGTGGTACGCGGAAGGTCTGCGAGAAGCTCGATGATGAAGCGTTGATATCCTGTATGTCCGAGAACTGATAACTCAGATTCACCGGCTCGTTCTCGTAGAGTTCGATTTCGTTTCCTGCAAGGGTGAGTCTTAACATCGGATGGTTTGTGCGAGTTCTACATTGAACGAAGTGATGAACACCTTCGAGACGGTCTCCTCTTCGATTTGCATCGAGTTCGTTTGGATGGTAACAGGAACCCAAGTCCCGTCAATTCGTGCCATGACATTCTTTGACCTCATACAATACTGCATCAAAGTGACCTCCTCAATTGTGAGCAAGCTGTTGAGTTGATAGGTCTCTTTCGCTTCGAGTTGATACGGCTTGATTTCACGTGCACTGGTAGCGAGTTCGAATTGTGAACCGCTATAATCCCCGACAATCTTTCGATATGTCTTCTCTTCGCGAGTTACGGTCTTTTGTTTCTTCCCGTCAAAGCGGAGGTAATCCCACCCGCCCCGAGTGTTTGCCCAACCCAATTGAACAGGCTCGTTCTTGGTGTTTCTGCAATTGTTGCGAATGCGAAGTGAGTTCCCGACTGGACCGCCCGTTGCCGCGGGAATGACATCGTAATAATCCCAACCCTCAACAACATCATTTAAAGCCGTTGTAAGAGCACCAAACGAAGCCGGATAGACATACGCATAAAGAAGACTCGCATCGTTGTTAGAGTCGTTCCATGTGGTGTTGGGGACGAGACCGCCGTTCGTTGAATTGATTGTATATGTCAAAGTATCCTCCAAGCTCCCGAGAGTGTCATAAATTTTTATGGTCAGGTTGACAATTGCGGAGCCTGTGTCGTCGCTGTTTATAAACGCTGCAACTCCGTTGTCTTCAATCCCTGCGCTTACCTCGATGACATTATTCGAGGGTATGCGATCCGTCAACCAAACTTTCTTTGTTGAACTCGTGCCGTAATAATCCGAGAAGGAAGGGTCTAACCCTTGCGAGAGTTGTTCGTATCCGTCAAAATGGTAATAATATGAAGATTGATCTTCTGCCAATTCTTCGGTCGTGCCGTCAAAGAATCCAACGAGCACTCGATAACGCTTCATGTTATCATTCGACCGAGTGAACATCTTGTTGTGGAGCGTGTGAATCGTGGAAGTCGTGTTGTACTTCAAAGAATCCACCTCAAGCCTTCCCTCTATGACTTCGGATAAATCAAAAAAAGCGTTGTCCGCTGGGTTCGGAGTCAAGTAAATTTTCGAGATGATGGTTCCATTCTCTTCAACCTGCACGATATATCGGTAATCATCGGTGACTGTTTCATTGGGGCTGAGGGTGAAAAGTAGCTTTCGCCCTGCGGGGATCCAATCGTCTGAAGGTGCTGCTTCGATTTGCGCCATTAGTTCTTTATCGTTATGTTTCCGAGGTTTGCTTTGAATTTACCCGCGATATCTTCCGCGAATGCCGCTCCTAATTTTTTGGTGTATCGTTTGCTGACCGCTGTATATGCTTTCTCATAAAACCGAAGTCCGACGATTCCCTTACGTTTGACCGCTCTCGCCATAAGGAAAGCAGCGGAGTTGATGTTGCTCTTCGTGTTCTTCTTGAACCTGCCCTTCTCATCTCTGAGCTTTATCCCTTTGGCTTTGATCCACTTCACAAAGACCGAGGAGGGAGGTTGCTTGCGAAAGGTGAAGGGAGACCCTTGATTCTTGCGAGTGCCGTTGACTCCAAAATGAATGAACGGAGCATATTTCTTCGCTTTGCCTTTGGCTCCGAAACTTATCTCTCGAATCTCATTCCCACGAACGCGGACGCGGTAATTCAGAGACCGCTTCAGAGTACCCGTTGCGACTCCGTAGTTCTTATTCTTGCCGATCCTGCGCCCTCCGAGATGCCTCTTCGCACTCTTGAGGATATCATCTGCAAACGCTATCAGCGTCTCGTTTACTTTGCTCATATGCCCGCGCGTTCGGATGCCTTGCGGCAATGGTTCTCCTCGATGCTATCGAGTAACAGAGTCAGCCACAATCCGAGACCCGTGAGCGTTCGTTCTCGTTGGTTCGCTCCCAGGACAGCGGAAACGGAATGATTCCCGAAAGGAACCCCCGAATCCATTAGAAGCCGATTGAGGAACTTTGAAGCCGTAACGGATACAATGGTTGAAACGTCCCTAAAGAGGTCGTATATGGCTCTCCAAATGCTTCTGAGGATATCTGAGGCGATGAAGTAAAGCGACTCGCCAAACGAGTAAACAATCCCAACGGGGATCGCTACAATAGCGAGAAAGAAGAGGAGGAGGATTTTCAATATTTTCATAATTCGGGATCTTCAGGGAACCATCCGTTT